GCCGAGCCCGTCGTAATCAGAGCAGTATCGAACGCGCCCCCCAACTGCTCAACATCACCCTTCAAATTGTCGAGCCGGTCGCGGGCAACCTGAGCGGCAAAACCCGAATCGTCCACAGCGGCAGTCCACTGCGCAACCGACTCAGCCCCACCCTGATAAAGCACTCGTGCCGCCGTGATCTGCTGATTGCCGAAGATCATGCCCAAAGACATATCCCGCTGCTCATCAGTCAACCCGCCAAACGCATCCGACAGTTCACCGGCCACATTTTCCAGGCCAAGGAACGCACCCGCTTCGTCGTTCAACGTGATGCCAAGCCGTTCCATTTCCTTCCGCGCCAGGCTCGACGGCGACGTGAGCGACGACAACATGCCACGCAAAGACGTACCCGCCTGCTCGCCAATGATTCCCTGCTGCGCAAACAACGCCAAAACGCCAGTGGTTTGCTCCAACGAAATACCCATCGAGTTTGCAACGGGGCCAACAAACTTGAGCCCGTTTGCCAAATCCTCCACCGAACCGAGAGCCTTACCGGCACCAGCCGCAAGCACGTCAGCAACACGTGCAGCGTCAGAACCTGACAAGTTGAACTGGCTCAGCGTGGTTGCCGAAATCTCGGCAGCGCGCGCAATGCCAAGCTGCCCGGCTGCGGCAAGATTCAACGATCCCGCAAGCGCACCGCCGAGAATGTCAGCCGTGGACAGGCCAGCCTTACCCAACTCTTCAATAGCGTTAGCCGACTCCTTAGCGGTAAACACAGACGAAGCACCAAAGTCGAGTGCCGCCTGACGCAAAAGCTTCTGATTCTCCGTGGTCTCCTGCATGACCGCGTTGACGTTCGACATCGCCTCATCAAAATCGGCAGCACGAACAACAGCAATGCCGATACCTGCGGCGATGACAGACCCCATGACGAGGGCCGTGCGCCCCAACATTTCCAGCGCGGCACCCTTCTGGGCAAGCTTCTCCGCCTCAGTCCCAGTGTCGCGGGTGGCCCTGCCAGCCTTCTCCATACCGGCGATGTAGTCGGCAACCTGTGCGCGCAATGAAACGGTTACAACACGTTCAGCCATTTGACTCTCGCTTTCGGTGTGTATTTGTCATTAAGATTCAGGCATGAAAAGAACAACGGGCCTGCTATTCGTCACCGCCGTCATGCTCGCGGGATGCAGTGCTGCGCCGGCACCAATCTCGTCAGCCACCTATTACGACCTGGTGCGCGATTCGGAAATTTTCACACCCACGACAACACAGCAAGAACTTGACGAGTACGCAGAGGAGGTGTGCAAAGTGATGCGCGTTGGAGACGTAGACACGTCATGGGTTTACGGCGTGAAGTATTTGACCGACGCGGGCATGAGCGGCGGGGACTCTGGCACGTTCTTGGCACAAGCGACTTCTTACAAATGCCCTGAAATGGTTGAACGCTTCCCCGGCTAATCGCCCCCAGGGTTGCTATCCATCAACGACCTTGCGAACCGGAAAAATCAGTCCGTTCATGTTCGCGTTCTCACCCGCGGTCTTACGCCACGCCTCAACACTGTCCGCGTGCGCCTTCTCCGCATGATCCGTGATCGGCGGGCCAGCAACATAGCGGTAGCCGCCGTCGTAATTGTTGAGATCCGCCTTCGGGTTTGTCGCTTCTGACATGAGCTGACCGTGCGAACCCACATCAGCCTTATGGCGGGCATACGCAAGCATCAAAGAAACCTGATGCTCATCAAACTCGGGTTCGCGGTACACGATCTCCTGCACGACCACGCCCGCATCGTCACGCACAAACTCTGTAATCGTCCGCGGCTCCCACCCATCCAAACGGCGCGGGGCCACACGGTAATGGGATGCGAGGGCTAAACGTTCGCGGAGCGCGCCGTCGCTCCGAACGCTTTTCCCATTGCCTCCAGTTGAACCTTCGGCATGTACTCGTTCAAACCCCAAATAGTGTTGCGGATCGCTGACACTTCATGCCCCGAAAGGGCATCGAACAGGTCAGTCCACTCATCAACACTCAACGGCACATCCACGCCGTTTTCTAACCGCATCCCATAGTGGCGGTCGGCTTTGTCAACAAAGCGGGCGGCGTGCGCTGTGGCGGCGTCGAAGTTGTAGCCGTAGTTCTCATCAATGGGAACCAGTGGGCGGGGAGGGTGCTGTGAGGTTAGTGCGGCCCAGTCGGAGCCCGGCAGTTGGGTGAACCGCAACGTGATAATCGAATCACCAGCAGACGCCTCAAGCTCATCAAGAGCCGTGCGTGCATCATCGGCAGGCGACGCAGCAGACAAACGCGAATCCGTCACCGGCTCATCAATGATCGCCTGCAACCGTTCACGCTCCGCCGCCAAATCAGCGGCCAACAGGATGCGAACGTCAGCGGTAGGCCGGTCGGCTTTTTTTGCCGCCAACTTTTCAGCAAATGTGGACATAGGAAACACCTTTCACCGTTTCACCGTGACGGTAAAACCTGCCGGGGTGCACGGTGAGAACACCCCGGCAGGGATCTAGTTAGACGACCAGCGCGACAGTCGATCCAAGCGAATCAACCGCAGCCGCCTGCATAATCGCAAACTTGCCCGTACCATCTGTCGGCCCAGGAACCTGCGCGCCCAGGGTGACGTTGATGACTCGAACACGCTGTCCGGCAACCGCCAACGTCGTTTGGGGAACATTGCGGCGTTCGATGAACTGGAACTCTCCACCAGCAGCAAGCACCGCGGCAGCAGACCCGGCAGCAGTCGAATCGACGTACATGAGGTCAGCAAGTGCGGGAGTTGTCCGGCCAAGCGACTGACGATCCTGCGGCGACGTGAGACGCGTGTCTGCAAGAAGCTCCTGCGGTGCGGTGACAGCCCACCCGCCCGACATAAACGAATACGTCACGCGGAAACAAGTTGCACCACTAATCAGTGCAACGGATGGGGTGGCCTGGTTGACGGTGCGACCAGGGATCGCCCAAATCGTGAGATTTCCAGTCTGATCGACAGCCGGGGGGCCACCGAAAGTTTCGACAACATCGGGCATAACGCTTCCTTTCATAATCCCCGGACAACCGAGGGTGGCTTCCCTCTGGGGATCAGAGGGGGAACGCAAACGGCACCATGTGCAGTGCGCGTGTTTGCGTTGGTATTTACACGCGGCTTATTATGCGCGTGAAGAAATGAGGGTTAGTTCGCAATCCGCGAAGTACAACGGTGGGGTGATCGAGTCATCTGGTTGCACGTCGTCAACGTCGGTCAGACGGATCGGTGAACATGTACGCCCGGCGACGATGGGAATGAAGCCCACCATTTGACTCAGCACTCTTGTTGCGGCAGCTCGCACACCATCAGCGGTCGGAGACACACACCGCACCGTGTACACGTATTCAGCATCCGAGCCGAACGCTTGCGGTGACGCCAACCGTCCGTCATCAAGTACGTCAGGGCCACCGCCGTACAAAACCCAGTACGTGGCGCGTACAGGTAGCCCGCCAGCGTCCACAATGGCCGAGTCGTGGCCCTTGCCCGCTAAACCAGGATCGGCGTTCAGGCGGGCACGTACGGCGTCGAAGTGTGCCCTCACAGAATGCCCCCTGTTGCTTTCAGAATGCCCTTCTCAAAGTCGGCCAAGTTCAACCGCAACGCTTTGTCCACGTTGCGCTGCGGAGCCGAACGGACACCGCCGCCGCCCTCCTCCAGGAAACCAAGCGAACCCTGCCCACCCAACTTCGGGCCAATCTCCGCACCGATGACACCGTTCGTGTTCAACTGCATGTCGTAGTTGATCGTCTTTGGGTAGAAGCGTGCCCGCTTCGGGTTCGCCTTTTTTGCTGCTGCCCGCCAGTCGTCTTTGATGTTGCGGGCACTCACCTCAACGGCTTTGCGCACGTCCGGTATCACCGCCGCCGGCACTTTGCCCAGGTCAGCAACAAGCGTGTTCAGTTGGGAAAAGTCGAAGTCAACACTGTCAGGCATTAGGACAGCTCCTCAAGTGGAAACCGGCTCACGGTGACCTGTCCGGCCTGCGACTGTCCAGTGACTCGAAACGTGCGCCCCGACAAAGACGCGTCAGCACGTGATGCAGTGACGGTCACCGTGTCGCCCTCCTGAATAGTCAACCCGACACCAACAGGCACATGCAACTGCACTTGCTGAGAGACGAGCGCCTGACCGAGGGTAAAAGACTCGGCAGCGGTCAACGTGGGGTATTTGATGCGCGCTACACCCTCATAGCGAGTGTTTGTCACGGTCACATTTTCTAGCGTGTCAGGGTCAACCGTGGTGGA